CTTTACCAATTTAACAGCTGATATGCAAATTTTTACTCTTGATAGAACAGGTGCAAACATAGACGCTTCCAAGAAAAAGGGAGTTTATACCATATATGATGCTTGGCCTTCAGAATTAGGAGCAATAGAAATGGCATGGGGAACTAATGAAATTGCAACATTTGAAACTACTTTTTCATTTTCCTATTGGTTGCCAGGCTTAGCAGGATCGTAATTTATATTATAAAGTAATAACATAACCTATTAGGAAGAATGTATGGCTATTGAATTATTTGGTTTCTCTATAGGAAGAGTTGACAAAGACAAGGAAGAGAAGAAAAGAAAATCCTTTACTCTTCCGGCTACAGATGATGGTTCACTTGAAGTAGCACCCGCTGGTGGTGCTTTTGGTCAGTATATTGATAGCTCGATATCGTACCATGGCGGTTTACCCGGAGTGTGACAATGCTATTGATGATATTATCAATGAAGCGGTGGTAACAAGCCGCGAAGAGCCCCCTGTCACACTTTCTTTAGAAAAAGCTCAATTATCAGAAAATATAGAAGAGAAAATCAGGACCGAATTTAAAGAAATAATTCGGCTTCTTGATTTTGACAATATCGGCTATGATATGTTTCGTAGATGGTATGTTGACGGCAGATTATATTTTCATTTAATTATAGATGAAAAAAATCCAAGTAAAGGTATTTTGGAACTACGTCCTGTAGATCCACTAAAAATCAAAAAAATTAGACAGCCAAGACTTGAAACAACTCATCGAGGGGTTGTTGGAGTAGATACTAGTGGATTTGATGAATTTTATATTTTTAATGATAAAGGATTATCTCCAACTGCTGAAACAATTGGGGGAGCAGTTGGTGGTATGGGAGTAGGCGAAAATATAAAAATATCTATAGATTCTATTTCTTACTCTCATTCTGGAATGCTTTCGCCAGATAAGAGAATGGTTTTTAGTCATCTTAATAAAGCTATTAAACCAATGAATCAACTTAGAATGATTGAAGATGCTGTGGTAATCTATAGAATTTCTAGAGCTCCAGAGCGAAGAATTTTTTACATTGATGTTGGTAATCTTCCAAAAATCAAAGCAGAACAATATCTTAGAGATATTATGACCAGATATAAGAATAAACTGGTCTATGATGCTAATACTGGTGAAATAAAAGACGATAGACGCTTTCAGACAATGCTTGAAGATTATTGGTTGCCTCGTAGAGAAGGTGGTCGAGGAACAGAGATTACTACATTACCGGGCGGAGAGAATCTTGGTGAATTGGGGGATGTTGAATACTTTCAGAAAAAACTTTATAAATCACTTAACGTACCGTCTTCACGATTAGAACAAGATTCTGGTTTTGTATTGGGCAGAGCAGAAGAAATCTCAAGAGATGAAGTCAAATTTACAAGATTTATTGAACGATTACGAGCAAGATTTGCTCTTTTGTTTTCTGATTTACTGGAAAAACAACTACTTCTAAAGGGGGTTGCTTCATATAATGATTGGCAGATCATTAAACAGGGCCTTTCTTATGACTGGCAATCTGATTCTCATTTTGCTGAATTAAAAGAAGCTACAATGCTTAGAGAGCGACTTGGAATTTTGGGAGAAATGGGAATACGAGATGGAATAATAGGTGAATATTATTCTAAAGACTATGTTAAAAAGAGAATTTTAAGGTTAACTGCGGAAGAAATAGAAGCAATGGAAATTCAAATTGAGGATGAAAAGGCAGCTGGGGGAGAAGAAGGAGAAGGTGAACAGAAATCAATGTCGTGGGATTATAAACATGATGCTAAATTGAAGGTTATTGACGGAAGAAACTAAAAGTTATAAATAGTATAAATATAATAGAATCAATAAAAAAGGACTTGATATATGGAAGCTACAATTTCAGCACAAGATGTTATTACATTTACACAAGACCGAGATGCATCTGGTGCAAAAGGTGCTATTGCTAATTTAATGAAACAAAAAGTCATGGTAGCTTTAGAGGGCAAGAAAAAAACTATTGCTAATAGTTTAATGGCTCAAAACGAAATACCTGAAGTAACTCCCGAAATAGAACCACAAGTACAACCAGAAACGGAAGTAAACGATGGCTAATTGGACAAAGACCACAGAACACGTTGATACTGATACACATTATAAGATGACAATTCAGTTTGAATATCAAGATGCAGGTGTTACAGATGCTACTTTAATAGATGTATCGGGGTTGAATTGGGCAGTACATACAATGACTCTCAGTGGAGCAGCTTCTCCTTCTTTAAAGGTTGGTGAGGTAATTTCTACAGCAGCTGGACATTCTGCGGTTGGAGATGGTTCTGAGTTTTTTGTAGTAGTGGATTATACTGCTGGAGCATCAACTGTAGATGTGATAGGATGGGATTATACGAATAAGAAAGCAATAACTATTCTCACCACTATGTCAAATGCTGATAAGGTTGTAGGAAGTTATACAGGATTAAATACCAGAACCGTTGCTAATAGTGGAAATTTTACAGAAAAAGATTACATTTTACATTTAGAAAAAATAATGTGGAATGCTTATTTACTAGATGCTGCTATATTTTGGGCTGGGGATACTACAGATAGTCAAATTCATAAAATTGTAGCAGCTGCTGCTGTTTCTACTGGAACTATAGATTTCGCTGATTTCGATCAACTTAGATTGGAATCGCCAGGGCATGCTACAGGAGATGGAAGTGCTAATTTAGGAAATATTAATTGGACTCTTACAAGTGCTGCTGATGGAGATTGGATCAATCTTGGGATGGTGTTTAGAAAAATTCATCCAGGCTTTTCAATCCCCAATTATCAAAAGAATATGTCTTTAGGATATCCAACTGACCAACAATTAGGAAATCTATAATGCTTACATTTAAAGAATTACGAGATAAAATTATGGGTGGCGAAACAATAACATCGGAAGATGCTTTTGTGGCCGAAAATGAAATTGAGTGGTTGACTAATTATATTAAAGAAAAGAAAATGAGTGCACAGGCGAAAAGAAAACAAGAAAAATATAGAAAGTCGGCCGCGGGTAAAAAATCAGCTAAGATGTTTAAAAAGAAATCTTCAAGAGCAGGATATAAAGTAGATAAGGCCAAATCAAGATCCATGAAGAAAGCAAGAGCAAAGTCAGGAATCTCATCTGAGTATATACACGGAGAGGAAAAATGAAACTTATATGCGAAGAGCTCGACAATGTAGAATTTGTCACAGAAGCCACTAAGATAGGAAAGAATTACTTTATAGAAGGCGTATTCATGCAGGCCGAGACAAAAAATAGAAATGGTCGAATATATCCAAAGCAAATTTTACAAAAAGAAGTTAATCGATACACTAAAAATTATATTGAGAATAAAAGAGCCTTTGGAGAATTAGGACATCCTGATGGCCCGACTGTAAATTTAGAACGGGTTTCTCATATGATAACAGAATTAAAAGAAAGTGGTAATGATTTTATAGGAAAAGCTAAAATTATGGATACTCCATACGGAAAGATTGTAAAGAATCTTATTGATGAAGGTGCTCGATTAGGGGTATCATCAAGAGGTATGGGATCTTTAAAACCAAATTATAATGGAACTCAAGAGGTTCAAAAAGATTTTTATCTTGCTACAGCGGCTGATATTGTTGCTGATCCTTCTGCTCCTAAAGCATTTGTTGAGGGAATTATGGAAGGCAAAGAATGGATTTGGGATAATGGAATACTTGAAGAGAAATCTATTGCTCGATATAAAGAAAATATTATCAAAGCATCATTAAATAAACTAGAAGAGGTGAAAATTAAAGCTTTCACTGATTTTATGTCAAAACTGTAAATATACTAAATAATATTAGTAGAAACCCTTTATTTAATAAAAAAGGAGAAAACAAATGTCTGAAGAAATTTTGGCACAAGAGTCTGAAGAGATTACGGAAGAGGAACTTGAGGCCTCTAGCGAAGATATTTCTTCGGATGATATAGCTGAAGCAAAAGCTGCAGTTAAAAAAGAAGAAGGAGAAGAAGACGAAGTTGAAGAAGATGAGGACGAAAAAGAAGCCTCTGAAGAAGTTAAACTCGTTACTCCAAAAACCAAAAACGGAATGTTAAAATCCGTTTATGAAAAACTCAATAGTCTTAAAAAAGATGAACTTTCTGCAAAATACGAGCAACTTATGAAAGCCACTGAATTGGTTGAAGAAGATGACGAAGAAGCAGAAGATGTAGAAAAAGAGGAAAAGGTTACTAGAACCAAAGCCGCTATCAAAAAAGAAGACATTAAGATTGATGTTAAAGACGATGTAGAAGCTCTGGTTCAAGGAGAAGATGGTCTTAGCGAAGAATTCAAACAAAAAGCAGCTACTATTTTTGAAGCTGCTGTTGGTGTAAAAGTAGTTGAAGAAGTTACAAATAGAATAGAAGAGTACCAAAAACAATTCAAAGATGAAAATGCGGAGCAAAATTCAAATTTTCAACAAGAACTCACTGAAAAAGTTGATGGATACTTAAACTATGTTGTAGAAGAATGGATGAAAGAAAATGAATTGGCAATCGAGCGCGGAATTCGTACCGAATTGGTTGAAGATTTCATGTCTGGACTCAAGACACTTTTCACAGAACATTACATTGATATACCAGAAGAAAAAGTAGATATGGTCGATGATTTATTCACAAAAGTCGAAGACCTTGAAAAACAACTTTCCGAAGAAATTGATCGTGGAGTTGAATTACAACAAGAACTCTCTTCTTTCAAAAAAGAAGATGTTGTTAGAAAAGTAACACAAGATCTGGCTGATACGGAAGCTGAAAAGGTTACCAAGTTGGCCGAGGGTATTGAATATGAGAATGACGAACAATATTCTGAAAAGCTGAATGTATTGAAGGAAAATTATTTTCCGAAGACTGAAGCCCAAACATCTGAAATTACAGAAAAAGATGAGTCTATAGAAGACCCTGAAAAAGAAGTAGTTTTAAGTGAACAAATGAATTATTATAGTCAAGCTATTAAAAAATTACATTAATAAATAAATAACTTTTAAATTTTTAATTACAGGAGATAAAATGTATCTAGCTGAAGACCTTCAGAAAAAGTGGGCACCAGTTATTGGACATGGGGATCTGCCTCCTATTAAAGATTCTTATCGCCGAGCCGTGACTGCAGTTCTTTTGGAAAACCAAGAGAAAGCAATGCGGGAACAAACTGGTGGTAATGGAATCTTTGGTAACTTGTCGGAAGCAGCACATGCTAATAAAATGTCTACATCTTCCAGCACAACTGATGCTGGTAATATTGATTTTGCTGATCCTGTTCTGATTGCTTTGGTTCGCCGAGCAATGCCGAACTTGATTGCTTATGATGTGTGCGGTGTTCAACCCATGACGGGCCCAACTGGACTTATCTTTGCTATGAAAGCTCACTATACCTCACAAGCAGGTGTAGAGGCTCTTCACAGTGAAGCAGACACCCAGTTCTCGTCAAATACTGGTACTCATCATGCCAATAGTAACCCTGCCAATTCTGCAATGACAACTGGTGGTGGTCAAACAACTGCTCAGATGGAAGCTCGCCCCACAGAGGCGTTCGACCAAATGGCATTCGCCATCGATAAGGTGACTGTGACAGCTCGTTCACGTGCTCTAAAAGCTGAATACTCAATGGAACTCGCTCAGGATCTTAAAGCCCTTCACGGTTTGGATGCTGAAACAGAATTGTCAAATATTCTGTCTACTGAGATTCTTGCTGAGATTAACCGCGAGGTTATGAGAAACATTTATGTTACAGCCAAAACAGGTGCTCAGCATAATGTTACAACTGCTGGAACATTTGACCTTGATACTGATTCTAATGGCCGTTGGTCGGTAGAGAAGTTCAAGGGTCTACTTTTCCAAGTAGAACGTGAAGCCAATTTCATTGCAAAAGACACAAGGCGCGGAAAAGGAAATATCCTTATTACATCGTCTGATGTGGCTTCTGCTCTGGCAATGGGTGGTTCACTTCAACCTATTCTTTCTGATCCAAATCCTGATGATACAGGAAATACATCGGTTGGAACTCTTAATGGACGCTTTAAGGTCTTTGTTGATCCTTATGCTCCATCATCCGCCACTAACTATTTCACAGTTGGATATAAAGGTAGTTCAGCATATGATGCTGGTATTTTCTACTGCCCATATGTTCCACTACAAATGGTTCGTGCAGTTGGTGAGAATTCATTTCAACCAAAGATTGGTTTCAAGACTCGTTATGGTCTTGTTTCTAATCCTTTTGCTAACGATACCAGCTCCAGTAATAATGGTGTTGGTGATGGTGCGTTGACTGCTAATTCAAATCGTTACTACCGTCACGTTGTTGTAGCAAACTTGATGTAATATTCCTTACAGGAATGTTCAATAGGGGAGTCCTTTTGGGCTCCCCTTTTTTTATCACTACTACATATATTATGGAGGCATTATGAAATCATTCATCATTGGCAATGGAAAAAGTCGAAAAGACTTTGATCTAGATGCTCTTTCCTTTTACGGTAAAACTTATGGATGCAATGCTCTGTATAGAGATTGGAGTCCCGATGTTCTTATCGCACACGATCAAGAAATGGTCGATGAAATAGTCGAATCTGACTATAATAATAAACATATTTGTATATTAGGAGAACCAAAAGAGGGAACTCCTTGCTATAAGTGGTTTGCTGGAACTCATGCAATCTATGAGACTTGTTCAGTTGATAAACCAGATGAGGTATATTTAATAGGATTTGATTTTGATACCGGTGAAAAAAATATGATATTAGAGGAAATTGATGAATTGCCGGATTGGTACAGAGAAATTATTGAAGATGATAAGCATATTAAGAATAAAGGCAAAAGGATTCCAGTTAGAGTAAGAAATAATATCTATGGTGGGACAAGGGGGTACGGCAAACATAGATGGGCAGAAATTTGGACGGAAGAAGATCAACCAAAAGATCAACACGCTATATTGTTTGAAAAATTTCCAGATATTCAATTTATTTGGGGTGCTCCTGCTGAATGGTTAATAGAGGATATATTTAGACCACATTTTGTATATCCAAATTGTAAATATTTTTCATATAATGATATTTTAAAGAAATTGCGAAATGAAAAACTTAACGGTTAAAGAAATAGTAGATAAGAATTTATATTTTTGTCATCCATTTAAATCTAATTTTCTTCATACTCCAAGATGGGATGTGATCACAGCATATATTAAAAATTTCGATTTTAAGGTTGGTTGTGAATTGGGAGTATCTACTGGAGAAAACTTTTTCTATCTCTTAGAAAAAAATGAAGATTTGTTTTTATATGGAGTAGATACTTGGGAGGCGCAAAAAGATAATGAGTTAGAGGATTATTCACAGGATATGCCTCTTGATGTAAGAAAAGAATTAGTATTTGATGAGCTAAAAAAATACCCAACCAGAACTAAAATATACCAAGAAAGAACCGATGAAGCACACAAACATTTTGAGGACGAATCTTTAGACTTCATATTTATAGATGCTGATCATACTTATGAAAGTGTAAAAAAAGACATAGAATTATGGACTCCAAAAGTAAAACATGAAGGAATTATTTTGGGACATGACATTAATTGGGGAGATGTTGCTTGGGCGGTAGGTGAATATTTTAGGGAATTTACGGTAAATGGAGATAATGTTTGGGCCTCAACACGATATTGGAAGAGGTCTGGAAAATATAAAAAAATATCAAGGCCTGCGGGATATTGGATATGGGATCAACCAGAATAAAAGAAGCATTCGGGTGGTGGTTACCAACATATGATACGTTGTTTTCTCACCCAAATGGATTGTTGGGGAAAGAGTTTGGTGAATATCAAGTCGAAGTACGACAGAGAAGTTTCGAGGAGGCCGGGAAGAGAAATTGCGCTATTGATATAGGTGCTCATGTTGGTTTATGGGCACGTGAAATGGCATATAATTTCGATAGAGTGATTGCCTTTGAGCCCGATTCTACAAATAGAGAATGCTTTTTAAAAAATGTAAAAGAATCAAATGTAGCATTACATCCATATGCAATAGGAAATAAATCTGGAGAGTGTTCACTTGAAAGACATGAAGATTATAATTCTGGTTCTGGTCATGTGATAGAGGGGCATAATATAAAAATAAGAACACTTGATAGTTTTTTGATTCCTAATATAGATTATATTAAGATAGATGTGGAAGAGTATGAAATGAAAGTATTGGAGGGAGCCGAAAGAACATTGAATAAATTTCATCCAGTGGTGGTTATAGAGATAGGTGATCATGTATCAGATGCAAAGGATTCTGAGCCTTATAAATTTCTTACTAATATGGGTGCTAAATTCATAACTAAATATAGCAGAGATTGTATTTTTAGTTGGGAGTGATATGCTGGACAAGCATAATAAAATATGGGGTACACATCTGTTCACTTATATTAATGCTGAACATCATGAAATTAAAAAAGGCGCACTAGATTTTATCTATATGCTTTTAGATATGGGATCTAAAAGTGACACGGCTCTAAATACAAAATATAAATTATATGAAACCGATTTTAGATTATTTGATAGAAATGAATCTGAAGAAATAAAATCAATAAGAAAATTTTGTCGAGATTCAGTATTAGATGCTGTAGAAAAAGTAAATGGTGCTAATGAAAAGGCTGAAGTTGAATTTAGGTCTGCTTGGGCACATATATCAAACAATGAGGGGTTTCATGATACTCATGCTCATCCAAGTTGTTCATGGTGTGGAATTTATACTATAGATCAAGGTGATTGTAAATTGGGAATGAAAAATGGAATAAACAAATTTATTAGTCCATTTTCTACACATTCATATAGAGATGCTGGTACTAGATATATGGCGGCCAATGAGTGCTGGGAGGCGGTTCCAATGGACGGAACACTTACTATATTCCCATCTTATTTACTACATTCTTCTTGGCCATATACTGGAAAACATGATAGAGTTATAATTTCTTTCAATTCTCGTATAAATGATGATTTAATTTATGGATAAAAGTAGAAGATTATTTGTGATTGGAAATGGCCAAAGTCGAAGTGGCCTAAACATTGATGAATTGAAACAACATGGAATGGTATATGGATGCAATGGAATATATCGTGATTTTACACCAGATGTTCTTTGTGTTTTGGATGCTGGATTGTGCTTAGAGGTAGTTGAATCTGGTTATCCAGCAAAAGGTCATAAATGTTTGTTTACTCATGGATCTTGGGAGCCATTACCGAAAGACTTACGAGAACACATAGATATAGATAGCGATGAAATTTTTGAAAGTCCAGTACAGCGTGAGCAATTTACGATGCTTGGATTTACAAGAAAAAGAATTTATGAAGATACTCATATTCCGATGATAAAGTCTAGTTCTGCTTATTTAATTTGGACAGATAAAAATTGGGATATTGGAAGTATGGAAGCGGAAACAATAGATGATTGGGATTGTGGAACTTCTGCTAGTTTTATGGCATGTAAAAATCATAGGCCAGAAGAATTATATTGGATAGGATTTGATTTGCATGGAGTAGATAAAAATGATAATTTAGCTGCTAATGGTCATGTAGAGGGGCTGACTTATAATAATATGTACAAAGATACTAATAATTATTATAAATCAACTTCAAAACCAGTATGGTATCCAAAGTGGCTAAGCGAACACGAAAAATTAGTACAATGGTTTAGTGACATTCAGTTTTATTGGATTAATCCACATTCGCCTTTAGGAAATGGAAATTATTCAAATGTTCATTATCTTACATATGAAGAGATGTATAATAGGATAGGATATGTCAGCACTTAATACACAGCCAGAAAATGTAAATTATTTGGGTGAAGTTAATTTTAAATTTGAAATACGAAAATTACCCAATGTAACATATTTTACTCAAGCAGTAAGTCTGCCTGGAGTTACATTGACTCCATTAGAAATGGAACGGCCGCTAAGAACGCCGGTTGGCGTAGGACACTCAACATTGCAATATGAGGAATTGACAGTTTCTTTTATTGTTGATGAATATATGTATAATTATCAAGAAATTTTTGATTGGATGATTCAAACATCAACCGGAACATTAGATCCCTCAGATGCTGTTTTAACAATTCTCACTAGTAATATGAATCCACAATTAGAGGTTCATTTTGAGCGATGTTATCCTGTATCTTTGGGCGCATTAGAATTTAGTAGTGCTGCTACTGAAACGGAATATTTTTTAGCTACAGCTACTTTTCGTTATTTACAATTTAAATTCAATAATTTATTAAATCAACAAAGATGAAACTTGAAGATATTCAGACTATTTGGGCAAAAGATGCTCAAATAGATGGTGAACAACTTGATAATGAATCCATTAAGATTCCCCAGCTACATAATAAATATTATATCATTTATTCTGATGAAAGATTGCGACTAAAATCTTTTCAATTTGAAATGGATAAAATTACCAAACGCAAAAGAGAATATTTTGGTGGTAGAATGGATAAAGAGGAATTGGATAAATTGGGATGGGTTCCTTTTTCTTTTAAATTGTTAAAAAATGATATAGAGGCATATATACAGGCCGATGAAGATGTTATAAAAAACAAATTTAAAATTATGATGTCAGAAGAAAAGGTGAATTATTTAGAATCTATTATCAAAACACTTAATAACAGGAATTTTCTAATCAAAAATGCAATTGACTGGCGTAGGTTCACATCAGGCGCAGTATGATACTTTAGAAATCATTAAAAAAGATGAAGTATACATAAAGATTAATTGTGAACCATCTATAGCTCAAGAGCTAAGTGATTATTTTACTTTTACTGTGCCGGGGCATACTTTTATGCCTTCTTTTAGAAAAAAGATTTGGGATGGCAAAATTAGGCTTTTTAATGTTTATAATAAGCAAATATATGGTGGATTAATTTCTTATGTATGTAATTTTGCTAAAAAAAGAAACTATTCAGTTGTTCTTGACCCAAAATTAAAAATCACCCCGATAGAAATTGGCGATTTTATTGAATTATTAAATTTGCCGGTTACTCCACGCGAGTATCAAATAGATTCATTGAAGCATGCTTTAACATTTCGTAAATGTCTTTTAGTATCACCAACCGCTTCTGGCAAATCACTTATAATTTATATGTTGATTCGATATTTGAATTTAAAAACTCTTATAATTGTACCAACTACTTCTTTAGTTTTACAAATGCTTGGTGATTTTAAAGATTATGGTTGGGATGCTGAATCTAATTGTCATATGGTATATGCTGGACAGGATAAGAGCACAAAGAAATTAGTTACTATATCTACATGGCAATCCCTATATAAACTAGATACAAATT